TAAACGATTTAATTTCGACAGCTGATCAATTTGTACAACAAAAACAAGGTGGACAAGATCTTGCTAAACTTTATCAAGAAGATCCAACTGAAGCTGCTAAACTTGACTTTCAATTAAGACAAGAAAAGCAACACATTGAATCTTTAAAAGCAACTGCAAGACAAGCTCAGAACAAACAGTATGAGAATTACCTTGAAACACAAAAAGAATTAGCTGCAACAAAAATACCAGAGTTTAGCGATCCAAATAAAGCTGACTCTTTTAAACTTAATTTACGTAATTCGTTACGTGATTATGGTTTTAATGACCAAGAGATAGGTAGCCTTGCAGACCATAGATTTTTAATGGTAGCAAAAGACGCTATGAGTTTTAAGTCTCAAAAAGACAAAAGACCTATAGTATCTAAAAAGGTTGCTAATGCTCCTAAAGTTTTAAAAGCTGGTGTTGCTAAATCGAATGTTAGTTCAGGTAGAGAGGAAGTAAGAAATAAAATCAATACGCTAAGAAAGTCTGGTCATATAAGAGATGCCCAGTCTGCTATAGCCGATATGATTAATCTTAAATCTCAACAAAGGAAATAAACAATGGCACAACCAACTAATACGTTTGACACGTATGATTCAGTAGGCGAAAGAGAAGATCTTTCTGACGTTATCTACTCAATCTCACCAACAGATACGCCCTTCCTTAGTTCTGCAGCTAAAACAAAAGCAACTGCTGTAGTTCACGAATGGCAAACAGACGCACTTGCAGCAGCATCATCAAGTAATGCTGTTATCGAAGGCGATGAAGCAACTTTAGACGCAGCAACTGCAACAGTTAGACTTTCTAACAGTTCTCAAATTATGGATAAAACTGTAGTTATTACTGGAACTCAAGAGTCTGTTGATAAAGCAGGTAGAGCATCTGAAATAGCTTACCAAATCGCTAAAAAAGCTAAAGAGCTTAAAAGAGATATGGAAGCAATGCTTACAACTAACAATGCAGAAGTTGCAGGAAATGCTACAACTGCTAGAGAAATGGGTTCTTTAGGAGCTTGGGTTATCACTAATGATAACAAAGCATCTGATGGTACTACAGGATCTGGTCTTGGAAACACTGCTAGAACTGATGGAACTCAAAGAGCTTTCACAGAATCACAATTAAAAGATGTTATCAAATCAGTATGGAATGCTGGTGGAGATCCATCTATGATTATGTGTGGCCCTTTCAATAAGCAAAAACTATCTGGCTTTACTGGTAATTCTACTAGATTTGACGCTGGTGCAGATGCAACTTTATACACTTCAGTAGACGTGTACGCATCTGACTTTGGTCAATTACAAGTAGTACCTAACAGATTCTCTAGAGATAGAGATGCTTATGTATTAGATATGGAATACTTCGGTGTTGCATTCTTAAGAGACTTCTCTATGCATGAACTTGCTAAGACTGGTGACTCAGAGAAAAGACAGCTTCTTGTTGAAGCAACTCTAGAATCTAGAAACGAAGCAGCTTCAGGATTAGTAGCAGACTTAACTACATCATAATAAATACACGTATATAGGGGAGTAACCTCAATACTACTCCCCTAGTACTTTTAAAACATTGAAGATCAGAGAGGGGTTATGATCGGAACAATGAGGAAACAAAATGAGAACATTAAACGACTATTTTATAACAGCAAAAATCGCAGACATTAGTACTGCATCAAGTACATTTGTACCAATCCCTGATGGTGGAAAAGTAATAAAAATTATTACTGCATTACAAGGTGCAATTGGCACAGCTAATGGAGGAATCACTTTTGAAATAGGTGGAACTGCTATTACAAATGGTGGAATTACTGTAACACAATCTGGTTCAGCAGCTGGAGATGTAGATACAGCAGTACCTACAGCAGCTAATGACGTTGCAGAAGGTGGTACTATCGAAATGATTACTAATGGTGCTTCAACTAATGCAATTGTACTTTACGTTACATTTGTAATTAGAAGATAATTAAATACTGGGGGTGGTAACATCCCCTAACAAAAGGAACAAAACATGAACTATGGATTAAGACATGGAGTTACACTTAAATTAACTTCAGGATCATCAAACACTAGAAGTGATGCTTTTACAGATGGAACAGAATATATTAGAGTAGTTAGTACTATTGCTTGTCACATAGCAGTAGGTGTAACTCCAACAGCTGCAGTTACTACACCATTATTACCAGCAGATGAAGTTGAAATTATTAAAGTATCAGCTGGAGAAAAAATAGGTGTATTAAGAATTGGTGGATCAGATGGAGAATTATACGTTACAGAACTAACTGAATAATTTATGGGTAAAGTAAGATCAGTTGAATATGATGCAGGTGTAAAGACTAAATACATCCAAGAGTCTGATGGTCAATTAACTATTAATAACTCTCAAGATGTAAACCCTTTATTAAAAAGAAATAAAGCATTATACAATCACGACTCTGGTTATATTTCTGGTGCTAAAGAAATGAAAAGAGTAGCAAGTATACCACCTTTAATACTTTCTATATGGGCTAAAGAATATAATGGAACTAATAACTGGTTTCAATTACCTAAAGATATACAAAGAAAAATTATGAGAACTAAACTAAACAGTAATGAGTTTAGATATTTTAGAACAGCTGAAGGAAATTTATAATGGCATTAACAACATTTTCAGGATTAAAAACATCTATAGCAGATTGGTTAAATAGATCTGATTTGACTAATCAAATTGCAGATTTTATTGCACTTACTGAAGCTGACTTTAATGCTAAACTAAGAATACGACAGATGGAACAAATAGATACTATTACTATAGATTCTGAAACAGAATCTGTTCCTACTGGTTTTATAGGTGTAAGATCTTTTTATATACTATCAGCTAGTACCAAATATGCTTTGGAATACATAACTCCACATAATATGTTTGAGATTAAAGCTGGATCAACAACTGCTAGACCTAGAGTCTATACAATTGAAAGTGATAATGAAACAGAAACTTTACGTTTTGGGCCTTCCCCTGATTCTGCTTATACTGGGTACTTATCATATTATAAAAGTTTTGGAGCTCTTAGCGATTCTAATACAACAAATTACATTTTAAATAATCATCCAGGAATATATTTATATGGTTCATTATATCATGCAGCTAACTTCTTAGGTGGTATAGATCCTAACCAAGTACAACAATGGTTACAGATGTATATTGCAGCTATGGAAAGATGCGAAAATAATGACAAACAAGATTCTTATGGTGGAGCACCTGTTCAACAAAGAACAGATGTACAAACAGACTTATCATTTTATAGAGCTAGATAATGATTGATAAAAAAGAAAGAAAACAATTAAAAAAAGCATCAGCTCATCATTCTAAAAAACATATGAATATGATGGTTAAAGATATGAAAGCTGGTTTAAGTTTTAATAAAGCTCACAAAAAAGCTGTTAAAAAAGTAGGAAAATAATGCAAATACCTTTTGGAGAATGGCTACCTGATCAACCAGCACATGGTATGAAAGGAGCTAACATAGCAACTAATGTTTACCATGCTTTAGGATCTTATAAAAGATTTCCATCATTGGTATCATATTCAGGTACATCAACAACTGGTAAAGATGCACATGGTTCAGGTTCATTTAGAGATAACTCTAATGCTGTATTTAATTTTGTAGCAACTAAAACAGATATATATCAATTAGCATCAGGATCTTTTACTTCTCGTAAAGGAAGTTTAACAGGAGATGATGATGACTATTGGACATTTACACAGTTTGGTGAATACGTAATTGCAAGTAATGGAGTAGATGCAGCTCAATTTTTTTTAATGGGAACATCAACTAATTTTGCTGATCTTACATCAATTCAAACTGCAGGAACTTGTCCTTTGTTTAGAGTCTCTGGAGTTATTAGGGATTTNTTAGTTACAGGTAATATTAGTGGAGCAACAAACAGAATTCAATGGTCTGGTATTAATGACATAACAGTATGGTCAGGTAAACAATCAGACTTTCAAGACCTTCCAGGATCAGGTGGTAAAATTGTAGCTATAACTTCTGGAGAAGTAGGTTATGTATTTAGACAAAACCAAATAGTTCGTATGGACTATGTTGGTGGAGCAACAGTATTTAGACTGTCAGTTATATCTCCAAACAGAGGAGCTATTTTTGGAAAAACAGTATGTCAAGATAATAGACGTGTATTCTTTTATGCTGATGACGGATTCTATGAAATACAAGGTGATAATGTAGTAGGTATTGGAGTAGAAAAAGTTAATAGATTTTTTGATGCTGATTTAAATAAAGCATATTCTGATAGAATAGTAGCAGCAACAGATCCTTTTAATACATTAGCTATGTGGTTGTACCCAAGTGTAAATAATACTTCTAATACAACAGGTACTTGTGATAGAATAATTATATATAATTACGCTACACAAAAATGGTCTTTAGCTAAAACAAATGCTAGTCAAATATTTTCACAATTTGTAGGAGCTTATACAGTAGAATTAATGGATATTATATCTGAAAACCTTGAAGATATTAACGCTGCTTTAGATACAGATTATTGGGATGGTGGACAAATGTTTTTAGGTGCAATAGATGGAGATTTTAAAGCTGCAATCTTTTCAGGAAACTCAAATGAATGTGAAATAGAAACAGCNGANATAGAAGGTTTTCCAGGAGCTAGAACAAACATTCAAGGAGTTAGACCAATAGTAGATGCAGAAGCAACAGTTACTGTAAAAACTAGAGAAAGATTAGCAGACACAGAAACAGAGTCTAGTTCATCTTCTATGGTAGATAGTGGTATCAATCCTGTTAGACAATCAGGTAGATACATAAGAGCTAATGTAAAAATAGCTTCAGGAACAACATTTAAACATGCACAAGGAATTGATATTGTTGCATCAAAAGCAGGATATAGATAATGAGTGATTCAACAGATATAGATAATGTTAGATATTCTATGGAAACACAAGAATTTTTTCAAAGACAAATTGAAGAAGCAATTAATACATTAGTAAATAAAAATAATAGTGAAAGCGATAAAGCTTTCGTTTGGTTTATGGAGTA